CGACCTGTCGAGCGCCAACCTGTGGAGCGCCGACCTGTCGAACGCCAACCTGCGGAGCGCCAACCTGCGGAGCGCCAACCTGCGGAGCGCCGACCTGCGGAGCGCCGACCTGCGGAGCGCCGACCTGTCGAGCGCCGACCTGTCGAGCGCCGACCTGCGGAGCGCCAAAGGAATCTCCCCCGAGCGCACAACCCCCCTGCTAATCCTCCTCGACCAGCCCGGCAGAGTACGCGCCTACAAACTCGTCAACCGGGACTTCCAGAGCCCGATCCAGCACAGCGGCAAACTCACCTACACCATCGGTGAAACGCTCACGGTCAAAGACGCGAACACAGACCCCCTGCAACAGTGCGCCGAGGGGATAAACCTCTGCACCCTCGACTGGTGTTCCCGCGAATGGCAGGACGGCTATCACGTCATGGTCTGCGAGTTCTCGGCAAAGGATATCGCCTGTATCCCGACGGCAACGGACGGGAAGTTTCGAGTCCGCAAGTGCAAGATCGTGGGCGAGTACGACCTGACTCCACTGTTCGAGCGTGAGAAGAAAGAGCGCGAGGAGTGGGAGAAGGAGCAGGAGGCGACCAATGGCAAGACTGGTTGAGCCTCCGAAGTGGCGACATTCGTTGCTGGCGACACCGGAGGCGCACATGACCCCAACCCTCAACAGCGAACAGGCCCGCCTCGCACTCCAACATCGCTGTCTCGCCATCTCCACCTCGCGCCTCTTCTCCCGCGCCCGAGTCGGAGAACTGGAGGGCAAGTGACTGCCACCTACAAGCCCGTCCTGCGCTATCCCGGCAGCAAGTGGAACTTAGCCGACTGGATCATCAGCCACTTGCCGCCGCATATCCATTACCTGGAACCCTACTTCGGGAGCGGTGCCGTCCTGTTCTGCAAACCGCGCTCGAAGATAGAAACAATCAACGACCTCAACGGCGATGTGGTCAACCTATTCCGTGTTCTCAGGGAGCGACCGCAAGAACTGGCGGACCTCATTTACATGACACCGTGGGCCCGTTCTGAGTACCGCGAGTCCTACCAGCAAACAGGCGACAAAATGGAGGACGCCCGGCGATTTATTGTGCGGTGCTGGCAGGCGCATGGCGCAAGGTTGAACACGTCGTGCGGTTGGAAAAACGAAGGCTGTGGAGCACAAGGGAAAATCGTCGTACACGTATGGCGCGACCTGCCAGAGCGGATCCTCGCTGGAGCGGAACGCTTGCGCGGGGTGCAAATCGAATCGGCACCAGCTGTCGATGTTGTGAAGCGACTAGCGGGCCCGCACGTTTTGGTCTACGCGGACCCGCCCTACCTCAACGTTGCACCTCTCTATGCTGAAAGAACAAGCCTCGACGAACACCGCGAGATGCTTACTGTCCTCAATGAATTCCCCGGGCCCGTCCTGCTCTCTGGATATGCGAACGATCTATACGCCGACGAGTTGGGAGAATGGACGGAACACCACAAGAGCGCAAACGCAGATGGCGGCAGGGACAGGACAGAGACGCTCTGGCTTAATCCCATCGCAGCAAACGCAAGAGAGGGGATGCTGTTTTGACCTCCACTGAAATGCGCCTCGCCCTTCAACGTGGCTTCCGCTCAGAGCAGGTGAAGAACCTCATCGCCCGCGCAAGAGCAACAGCGCGAGTGCTGGCGATATCCCACGACGAGAGAGTGCTGGAGGATCTGCTGAGAGACTTGGAGATATTGGAGATGCGGTTCACAGAGAAGGGAGAGTGCGAATGAAAGAACTGGAGAGCGTGAGAAGCGGACTCTTGGCAGATATGCCACACAAGGTTATCGACTATCGGATGCTCGATGTCCTTGAAGCCCTCGACAAGCGACTCGACGCGCTGGAGAAGGGCGACGAACTCTCCCTTGGCGACATACGCCTACGCCTTCGAGTGGTCGAGCAGAAGGTTGGCCTCGACGCCTACGCTGACGACTACCCTGGCGACAAAAAGACCTGCGGGGAGTGCAAGCATCCGTTCCAGAAGGTCGGGGTTCCTGACTACCTTCTCTGTCTCCGCCAGTGTAGCGTGCATACGGCGCGGCTGAGAAGCGACCAAGCCTGTCCCAACTTCAAGGCTCTACCATGAACGCCACCACGGTCCTCCCCGCAATCGCCATCCTCACAGCCCTCGCTGTGTGGCTGTTGGTGAAGCGTGGAGTGGGGGTGCGATGAATGACCCGACCTTTATTTCACTATTCAGTGGAATCGGCGGGGCCGACCTCGGATTCGAGCGGGCAGGATTCCGCTGTGTCGCCCAGGTCGAGTCGCACCCTTGGCGGCGAAGAATCCTTGAGCACCACTGGCCCGACGTCCCGCGATTCGACGATGTCTGCACAGTTGGAGCACACAACCTGCCCCCTGCCTCTCTCATCGTCGGAGGCTTCCCCTGCCAGGATCTCTCAGTGGCGGGAAAGCGTCGCGGCTTGGCTGGAGAACGGAGCGGACTCTTCTACGAGTTCAGCCGCATCATTGACGAACTCGCTCCCGACTGGTTTTGCATCGAGAACGTCCCTGGCCTTCTGTCCTCCGACCCCGCACCTTCCAACCGGGGGGGGGACTTTGGCCTTGTACTACTGGAGCTTACGGGCTATCCGCCGGATATACCGAAGGACGGCTGGCGCAACTCCGGAGTCTGTGCAGGCCCGAAGCGAACAGTGGCCTGGCGCGTGCTTGACTCTCGCTACTTCGGAGTGGCCCAGAGACGCCGCCGAGTGTTCATTGTCGGAGGTCCAGGAGCCTCAAGTGGATTCGAGGTTCTCTTTGAGTCAGAAGGCGGCAACGGGAATCCTGAGGAGGGCGAGGCGACGGGGGAAGAAGTTGCCGCCACGGTTAGAAGCCGCTTTGACTCAAGCGGCAGAGGGGATGAGACATACATCCTCCGAACCGCACAGCAATCCGCAAACGGAATCGGGATTGACGAGGAAACCTGCTATACCCTCGACGGAGCAGAACCGCCCGCGATCGCAGGTTGCTTGCGACAAAACAGGAGTGGAGTCGCTTACGCTTCGGGAGCCGCAGAAGAAAATTATCTCATCGCAGGAACACTCGACTCTGGACATGGCTCAAAGCGATTCTCAAATCAATGGATTGACCCCGGAAAGAACTTCCTGGTTTGTTCGCCGGCTGACCCCGACGGAGTGCGAGAGGCTACAGAGCTTCCCGGACGGACACACCTGCCTATGCGGGAAGAACCACGGGAGGTCTGCACCTGCGCCGACACCCCGCGATACGCAAGCCTTGGAGACGCCATGACGGTCAACGTGATGGAGTGGATAGCGAGACGGATTCTGGGAGTGGGGATACCCGAGCGTGAGAGGAGAGGGCGATGAGTACAGGCTGCACATGGATAGACCAACTGCTCGACGTCTGCCGTAAGTGCCATGAGGACGGCGAAGACTGCGCTCCAGAAGATGGTAGCCCCTGCCCCTTCGCCGCAATCCTCAATGCTCTGCCACAAGCGAGTGAGGAGCAGATAGAGGCGGCGACTGCGATTTTCACCTTCCCCGATTCATGGAACCTGTACCTTGAGTGGATAGACCAGTACGGGTTGTGGAAGGACACCGAATATAGCTGGCGTACTCCCGACAAAGGCGGTGCGAATGTTGAATGACAGTGACTCGTCATGGCTAGCACAACAAGCACAAACGTCTCTGCTGAATATCGAGTATGCGATGTGTCAAGCCATAAGCGAAATCAAAGACGCGATGCTGGCGAAGATAGATGAGCAAGCAGAACCAAAGAAAGGCGGTGCGGCATGAGCGACAAGGATTGGCACATCTCCCGCGCTCTCCGGGAGTTGGAGTGCGCGGGAGTGAGCAAAGAGGCGAGGGAGGCTGTGGTCCGACTCCTAGACGGGACATTTGAGTGCGACTATTGCCCCGTTGTCGCTGAGTTCCTCGACGATTTGGATACAGAAAGGAGTGATTGACGTGCTGCCTTGGCCATGGTGGCTAGTCATCTTATGGGAAACCGCCATGATATTGGACTTGTTCTTCGTCCTGCTGATATGGCGCAAGGAACGCAAAGACTACGAGGTCAGCGTCCGGGCGCTCGGTCAGCCAAAGGACGTTGCCCACCCCACAAGAGAAGCCCTGCCCCACCTGTGGCGGGAGCGGTAAGCGAGACACGATGATTCCACCTTCGAGGGTGATTGAGTATATCGACTGTCCCACCTGCCACGGCTCGGGAGTCACACCATGACGGATAGAAACCCCGCAATACACCTAACACTTACGGGTATCTCTATCCCACACATCTACGTCGAGATAGGCATGGTCGTGTGGGGGACAGACGAAGGGAGGCTGAAGTGGAGGACGAGCGCGAACTAGACGGGGCATATCAGCGACCACCGATAACGTCCGTCCCGCCAGCACTACACGAGAGTTATCGCAGGGTGCTGAAAGAGAGCGAAGTGATCTGGCTCGAGCGACAGGGGCAGCACGGGCTGACGCCGTTTCCCGAGAAGCCGTCCGTCCTGCTCGCTGACATCCAGCAGAAGCTCTGGCGGCTGGAGCGCGGCGACGGCTCGAAGCACGAGGACGCGTGGCTGGACATCCTCAACTACGCCGCCATCGGATTGCTTGTGGCAAGGGGGGAGTGGCGATGAAGAAGCTCGTCGTGTATGTGGCGGGCCCATATACGTCATCTCCGTGCCACGGGACGCGCTCCGCAATCGACGCCTGGAAAGTCCTCGTCGATAACGGCTATCTGCCACTCGTCCCGCACACAGACCTGATCATCGACATCGTATATCCAATGGACGAGGACTTCTGGTACGGCTACACGCTGAACCTGCTCGAAGCCACTGCTGATATCCTGCTGCGGCTCCCGGGGAAATCCACCGGCGCAGACCGCGAGTGGGAGAGGGCGGGCGAGTTGGGGTTGCCGAGATTTCGGGGGAGCGCGGAGGAGTTCGTGGTCATGTTTGGGAGTGACTTCGAGGTAAAGCGAATCGAGAGGAGGCGCAATGTGGATTGACGCGACAGACTTCTTCGCCGCGGTGGAGCAGGAGCCGCGCACGCTCACGAGAGAGGACATGGTGGTACTCGCGCTGGCAGACGACAGGCGCACACCCGGCTTCTGTTGCGCTTGTGGGGCGAGTCTCCAGCACAAGGGGCAGAACAGCCGATGGTGTGACGGTTGCCAGTACGTCCACGCACGGTTCCGCGAGAACGCCAGGTATCGCTCCAGAACCACGCTGGGCGAGTGTGAGCGGTGCGGCGGGGGGTACACAAAACAAGCTGGCAATCAGAAATACTGTGCCGAGTGCCGAGAGGTGGTTGTGCGCGAACAATCCCGCGAAGGGATGAGGCGCAGGAAAGGCTTCAGGCAGGACCGGGTGTGTCTGGACTGCGGCGCGGACATCACCTTGCGCCCCGGGGCGAAGCGGTGTCTTGAGTGCGCGAAAGAACACACGCTCAGATACAACCGGGAGTATATGCGGGGATACCACTCGCGGTACAAGGGCAGGGAGGCGGTGGCTTGAACGACTACGGGCAGCTCTCCGCCACGTACAGGGAGGACTATCGGCGGCGGTTGACCTGTCTCAGGAGACGGATGTCGAAGCAGTACCAGGAGGACCCCGTGCGCTGTATCTTCGAGGAAGTCAGGACATCGGCGGTCTGGCTACTCAATCAACCGAGCAAGGATACTCAATGCCTCGAGCAATACGAACTGGACGCACTGCTGCTGTTCAGGCGCACGATCAGGGAGGGCAAGTGTCAAACGTGATATCAGACCTGCGATTCTGGAAGCGTCTCTTCAGCCGCGCTCTCGAACGCGCTTACGGCATGGGCGGGCACGAGGCGTTCATCACTTTCAAGAAGGGTAAGCACTCCGGGGACGGCTCTCTCATCAAGAACGCCGACGCCTACGCTGTCGCGGAGAAGATGTCGCAGGACCTTCGGGATAGCGCGTTGTGGGCGGAGGAGAAACTATCGGAGATTTGACAAACGAGCCTTTGCTTGGCAGAATGGTATACAGTGGTCGTAGGTGACCACAGGTGAGGGCGGTACTCGGAAACGGGTCCTGCCCTTCGTGCTTTCTGCCCAGTCGCGGGGGTATACCGCGACGACCACGGCTGTTCATCCCAGCCGACCTCAAGGTCCTGCTGGCTCCCCCGGCGGGACCCGCACACGCGCCGCTCGAAAGGGCGGCTTTTTCTTTTGGAGCAAGCATGGAGAAATCACAGTTCGGCGGCAGCAGGGGAATGTGAACTACTGCGAGATCTGCGGTGCCCCGAACGCTCACAAGCACCACATCTTCACCCGGGGAGCATGGGGCGGAGCAGCGGAAGTCCTCGCGAACATCATCTACCTGTGCTGGAAGCATCACTCGGAGGCTCACACACTCGGGCGCTGGACGTGGGCGCGGAAGTACGGGTTCGAGGAGAAGGTGAAGGGTGCCGAAGAAGCGGTTCGAGGAAATCAAGTTCAAGGCGAGTCTGCCTAACATCCAGAGCGCGATCCAGACACACGGCGGGGGCGACGGCTACATGGTGAAGCTCCTGGTCCCGCAGTCTGAGCAGCTTTCGGTGATGAAGCTCGGTGTCTGCACGAATCGGAGACTGAACGTGATAGTGAAGGTGGAGTTGGATGGCGACGAAAGCCCCGGCGAAGAAGAAACCTACATCTGACGCTTCTGACAAAAAATGCCAGAAAGCACTTGACGGATACGTGCGGGGCGCTTCGGTCACAAAAGCGTGCAAGTATGCCGGGATAAGCCGGGACACCTGGTATCGCTGGCTCAAGGAGAGGCAGGGCTTTGCCGAGCGGGTCGCGGCTGCTTACGAGCAAGTCACAGACAGGCTTGAAGAAACCGCCTTCGAGAAAGCCTGCGCGGGCGATTCGGGACTACTCCAATTCATGCTGAAGGGCAGGCGCAAAGAAGTCTACGGCGACAGGCGCGAGATCAGCGGCCCCGGAGGTGCGCCGATACAGATAGCTCAGAAGCGGGTGGAGGATTATGAGAGCGTCATCGGACGACTTGCGGGAGGCGCTCCGGGTCCTGGTCCTGGAGAACCCGTGGATCCCTCACAACCCGACTGATAAGCAGGCCGAGTTCCTCCTGTGCTTCGAGCGAGAAGCGTTCTACGGGGGCGCGGCCGGCGGTGGCAAGTCCGACGCGCTGCTCATGGCGGCACTCATGTTCGTCGAGTCTCCCGGATACGCCGCGCTGTTGCTTCGCAGGACGTACAAGGACCTCTCGCTCCCCAAGGCTCTCATGGACAGGGCGGGCGAGTGGCTCGGGCCGACAGCCGCCAAGTGGGACGACGTAGAGAAGCGCTGGACGTTCCCTTCGGGGGCAACGCTGACCTTCGGGTACTTGAAGGCCGAGCGGGACAAGTACCAGTACCAGTCGGCGGAGTTTCAGTTCATCGGCTTCGACGAACTCACACAGTTCACCGAGACGCAGTACCGATATCTTTCCTCCAGGCGCAGAAGGCTGGAGGGCGTAGGAATACCACTCAGGACGCGCACTGCCTCCAACCCCGGCGGCGGCGGCCACGAATGGGTGAAGCGACGGTTCGTCACAGAGGGCGCGTTGCACGGCCGGCCCTTCATCCCGGCGAGGCTGGAGGACAACCCGCACCTCGACATCGAGGAATATGAGGAGTCGCTCGCCGAGCTCGACCCGGTAACACGGGCGCAACTGCGGAGCGGCGACTGGGATATAGCCGGTGGCTCGAAGTTCCAGCGGCAGTGGTTCCCGATAGTCTCCGAGGTCCCCGCAGACATGAAGCTGGTCAGGCGCTGGGACCTGGCGGCGACGGACCCGAAGGAAGGCGGGGAGCCCGACTACACCGCCGGGGCCCTGGTCGGACTCAAGGACGGGATCTGGTACGTCTGCGATATGCGCCGAGTGCGAAGGACTCCGGGCGAGGTCGAGAAGCTCGTCAGGCAGACCGCGCAGGTGGACGGCAAGCCCGTAGCGATCGGCATGGAGCAGGAGCCGGGCGCGTCGGGCAAGAGCATGATCGCCCACTACCGCAACGACATCCTCGTCGGCTTTGACTTCCGGGGCTATCCGAGCACCGGCTCGAAGGAGATTCGCGCCAACCCCGTATCGTCGGCGGCGGAGGCGGGCAACGTGCGGCTTCTCGAGGGAAGCTGGAACGGGGCCTTCCTTGATGAGTTCGAGGCGTTTCCCCAAGGCACGCACGACGACCAGGTGGACTCGGTGTCCGGGGCGTTCGATATGTTGACAGGGAAGAAGCTGGGCACGGCACGCACGACACAGAAGAGGTTCAGATGATCGGTGCGCTCGAAAAACTAGCACGGGTGGCCTACCCCCCCGAGTTGAAGCTGTATAACGAAGACGCCAAGAAGCGTGTCCTTGCCGCGAAGAAAGCGCAGGACTACTACGACGGAACCTTCTGGCAGCACATCGCGGGCGAGGTTGCCGAGTGGGGTCAGTACCAGCAACTCCCCGAGCGCAACACGGGCCACGACTACCACAACCACAGACGCCCGCACGCACGCCCCGACGACATCCCTTCCAAGCTCTCCCTGCGGTATCCGAAGTTCTTCATCGACGAACTGGCTTCGTGGATGTTCGAGAACCCCATCGGTATGAAGTGCGAGAACGCGAAATATTACGCGCAGATCGAGAAGACGCACAAGGACAACAAGCTCGACCAGAAGCTGATGCAGTCGGCGGTCGAAGGTTGCCTGACCGGGGGTGTGGCGGCGAAGGTTCTCTACAACCCCGTCGTCGGTCAGACCCGCGTGCTCCTGCGTCCCTCTCGTGAGTGCTTCCCCGTGATGAACGCCGAGGACGAGGACATCATGGAGAAGGTCCACTTCTGCTACTTCCTCGACGACGACAAGACGGTCTGGAAGCAGACGTTTGAGCTCTTTGACGGCGTTTGCCACGTCTGGGAGGCTCTCTACGACATCTCCAAAATCGGCGAGAAGGGCGAGGCCGAACCGAAAGAGATCATCCGCAACTGGGAGCCGCTGTTCAGCGGGAACCAGACCATCGACTTCATCCCCGTAATCCTCATCCCCAACGAACCGAATCTCGGGGACGTATTCGGAGCGTCCGACCTCGAGTCACTGTACAGCCCGATAAACGACGTGTGCCGCAAGCTCTCCGACGGAAGCGACGCGCTCCAGTTCGAGCTGTTCCCGATCAACCTCCTCATCAACGCGGAGCAATCGCAGATAGACGCCCTGGAAGTCTCGCCCGGCGCGGTGTGGGACCTCAAGGGCGGGGACGCCGACCACCCGGTCGATGCCCGCAAGCTCGAGAGCGCGATGAGCAACATGGAGCACCTCGAAGCGTACGTGGACAGGCTTCTGGACATGGCGCACCAGTTCTCCGGGGTCCCGAGGATAACCAGGGACAAGATCGACTCGCTCGGCAACATGAGCGGCGTCGCGATGAAGCTCCTGTTCTTCTCTGTCGTCTCGAAGTGCAACCGCAAGATGATGTACTGGAAGCCCGCGCTCACAGAGGTCTACGACTACGCACTGCGCACCGCGAAGGTCTACGAGGGCTTCTCCTATGAGCCCGAAGACCTCGGCCTTCAGATAGAAGCCACCCCCCGAGTCCCGCAGAACGAGCTCGAGCAGCTGGAGATACAAGCCAAAGAGATCGAGATGCTGGTCAAAAGCGTGGTGACGGTCATGCAGGAGCGCGGCGTACCGAATCCCAAGGAAGCCCTCGCCGAGATACTGGCTGAGAGGACGCAGATAGACGACACGTTCAATCCCGACCTGACCGGCTCCAGGATAGCGAGGGAGGCTGAGGGAGAGACGCCGTGAAGCCCGACCCCCGGTTCGCGAAGTACATGGCTCGGGCTCGCTCCGAAGCCTTTCGTCGGCTCTCTCAGTACGACAGGCAGGTTGCCAAGATCTACCTCGACCTTCTGGCGCAGGTGAATGATGAGCTGGCCAAAGCCCCGACAGACTTTGCCCGCTGGCACCTGAAGCAGGTCGTCAGCAACCTCTCACAGGCGGCGAAGGACGCGCAGGCCGGTTACGAGACGCTCATCGAGAAGGCCCTTCGTGAAGCGGCAGGGATTCAGACCGACTACTTCCGCACCGCGTCGAATCCGTTCTGGGATGCTCTGGAGAAGCGGGCGGGAATATCCGTCAACACGGAGAAGCTCATCGGGCGCATCCCTACCGAAGCGGTGCGGATACTGTACGGGCGCACCTACGAGGACGGACTCTTCCTCTCCGACCGTATCTGGAAGGTAGGGCAGGCGTCTCGAAGCGGCATCTCCCGTATCGTCACGGAGGGCATGGCGCGAGGGTTGCACTACGACGACCCGAGAATAGCCGAGCAGTTGAAGCGGTTCCTCCAGCCGGCAAGGCAGGGGAAGAAGCTCAGCCCGCAGATCACGCGCAAGCTGGCAGACGGCACGAAGTTCACCTTCCGCCAGCGGCCCGTGTCCTTCGACGCGGCGCGGCTGTTGCGCAACGAGTTCATGGAGTCGTTCAAGACGGCGCAACACTTGTCGGCTGAACGCAACCCCGCTTGCTACGGCGAGCAGTGGCTACTTTCCGCGGAACACCCGCTCATCGGATGTGACTGCGAGGGGTACGCGCAACATGACGAGGGGCTGGGCGAGGGAGTCTATGCACTGGGAGACCTGCCGATGACGCCCCATCCTGCGTGTTTATGCACGTGGCAGCAGGTGACCGTGGCGATGGCAGCGTTCAACGACTGGATAGACGAGTACATGAAGAACGGGACTGGGAAGATAGACGACTGGTGGCAGCGGAACGCATTGGAGATGGCAGCATGAACATGGGCACGCTTCACGTGAGCATAGAAGTCCTCATCTACGACTGGACAGTCTTCTGGAGACAGTCGGGGTTCGTGTGCGATTGGAAACCCGTCTGTCGTTTCGTGGATGGCGGAGACGACTGAAAACACACCGCTTCGGCGGTTCACATACATCGAGCCCTCGGAAACTCCGGGGGCTTCTTTCGTACCAGGAGGTACTGACATGGCCGAGCAGACTGATACGGGCACGGAGACAGGGCAGGAGACTGCGGGAACCCCGCCGGCTTCGCCACCTTCGGGCACGGATTACGAAGCGCAGGTAAAGCATTTCCAGTCCATCGCGGACAAGCGAGATGCGGACAACAAGTCCTTGAAGGCTGAACTCGACGCTCTCAAGGCAACCCAGGAAGAAGCCACGAAGAAGGATCTCGAAGAGCAGAAGAAGTTCCAGGAACTTTACACGGGCTCGGAGCAGAAGGTGGCAGAGCTCACCGCTCAAGCCGCCTCGCTGAACCTGCGCGTGAAGCTACAGGAACACCTCGCCGAGAAACATCCTGACTACGCCCCGGACTTCAGGTGGATACACCCGCACGTGACCTCAGAAGAAGACATTGCCTCGGTCACTGAGGATTACGTAAAGGCCCACCCGAGGACCCCGGGAAGTGGCGCGGCCTCTCCGGGCAACCGCGGCGCAGGGGGCGCAGGCCAGAAGACGATCTCGAAGGCCGACCTCGCTGACCCCGCGAAAGCGGCGGCCCTCCTCAAAGAGGACCCCGACCTCACCGCCAAGATCGAAAAGGGTGAGGTGCTTCTCATCTAGCCATCGGAAAGGGGGTGTAACACAAAATGGCTACACTCGACAAGACTGAAATCGCTGCCCACATACCCGTACTATACGGGCGAATGATACTGCAAGAGGCACAGGCACTGAGCTTCTGGGAGAAGTTCATCGGGCCAGAGGGCTCGAATATGCCCATCATCTCCAAGGAGGACCTGACCAAGGAAGCGGGCGATACGATCCGCATCCACACGGTCAAGAACCTCACCGGTGCTGGTGTCTCAGGTGACAGCGCCCTGGAAACAAACGAAGAGCAGCTCGCTTTCGACTACCAGGACGTCAGCATCACGCAGTACAGGCACGCGACACGACACAACAAGACCGCAGCGGAACAGGGTATCTTCAACCTGGCCGAGGTCTCAAGGGGCGCGCTTGCCCGGTGGCTCGCAACGAACCTACTGGACACGCAGACCTTCACCGCTCTGACCACCTCCCCGGACAACATCGTCTACGCGGGAGATGCGACGACAGTGAACACTATCGACAGTGCTGACGACCTGGACACAGCGGCCATCTCCCTCGCAAGGGTGAAGGCCGAGGATCTCCTGATCCCGCCCGCGTTCGTCATAGACGGCCAGGCTTTCTATGGCATGGTCGTGCATCCGTACCAGGCGTACAGCCTCAAGCAGGACACTGTCTGGCAGAACGCCCAGCGTGATGCGATGCCGCGAGGCATGGACAACCCGCTGTTCACCGGTGCTCTCGGGCACTGGGACGGCGTGGTCCTGTATCCGCACTCCCGCGTACCCCGAGCCGAGAACGCGAACTCTCCCGCCATATACACGGGGGACGCCGTTCTGTTCGGCGCAGGTGCCGCGGTAAGGGCTTACGGACGCTATCCCGAGTGGATAGTCGAGACCTTCGACTACGGCAACCAGATCGGTACTGCTATCGCGCTGGTGACCGGAATCGTGAAGGTGACTCTCGACAACATCGACCAGGGACTCGTCATCGTACGGTCCGCGGCTGTCGATCCCAACGCCTGAGCGAACCCTGACAAGGAGGTGTGAGAGGGGGGGCTTCACGGCCCCCCTTCGACCCCTATGATCCGATTTCTTTCCTACATCGGCACCAAGGATGTGAAGGCCATCAACATCGCCTGCGGGCGCAAGGTGGTCTTCACCCGTGGTGAGCCGGTGGACATCGTGGAAGCCGGGATGGAGCAGCGCAAGGCGAAGCAGATCCTGAAGACGGGACTCTTCAAGTTGCACGGTGAGAAGGCTGTCCCTTTCGACATCCCGGAGGCCGACCCCGTGGTGGACCCCAACACCTGTACCTGCGGGAAGGTCTGCAAGAACCTGGCGGGGCTCAAGGCTCACCAGCGGAGATGCTCCGGGTGAAGTTCTCCGACCCGTTCGACTACACCGGGTTGGTGCTGAACGTACTGACCCGGACATCGGACAGGCCGAACCGCTTCAGACGGTGCAGGGAATCCCTGGAGGCCCAGGAGTGGAGCGGACATATCCGTCATGTCGTCTCCGTTGACCGTCCCTGCACCTACGTCGAGGCCGATACGGTGGTCCCGGCGACGGGGCGCATATCTCCCGAGGTGCCCGACAATCACAGGCACCACAGGGATGCACCTTATAACCTTTTCGTGAACGACCTCCTGAGCGCCGTGACGGACGGCTGGATACTCGTTCTCGACGATGACGACGAACTGTTGGACCCCGAAGCCCTCTGTAAGCTCGAGCCGCACATGGGCGACGAGGACAACATGGTCGTCTTCAAGTTCGCGATGGGCGACGGGAGGGGCAAGCGCGATTTCGTCATGCCGAAGGCGCACGGCAAGGCTCTGGTCCCGAACGACGTGCCCTGCTCCTGCTACATCTACCACTCGAAGCACAGAGAAGTTGGTATGTGGCATGGCAAGTACTCCGGAGATTACTTCGCCGCCTCGAACCTGGCGAAGAAACTGAACATCGTCTGGGTTGACGAGGTGCTGGCCGGCACGCAGGTCGGGCCTTCCGAGGGTTCGACAGAGCACGTCAAATACTCGAAGTGGAAGGCGCGTAACATCGCACAGGACCAGAAGCCGACGTTCGTCTCGATCATCATCCCGGTTCTCAATCAGGTTGAACTGACGAAGGCGGTCCTTGAGAACATCGCCGACACAGTGACGATCCCCTACGAGATAATCGTCATCGACAACGCTTCGACCGACGCCACGGCTGACTTTCTCAAGCACCAGAAAGTGACGGTCATCCGCAACAAGAAGAACTACGGGATGAGCGTCGCGTGGAACCAGGGGGGGCGAAAAGCAAGAGGTACACACCTCGCGTTCCTGAACAACGACCTGGTCCTCCCTGACGGCTGGCTGGACAAACTTTTGGAGCACGACGAGCACGCTATCTGCCCCTCCTACGAGCAGGGGATGGACTTGCGAGAGGACTTTGACAAGCGCAACAAGGCCTTGTTCAAGAGGACTCTCTGCGTGGAGGAAGCCGACGTACCGGGGTTGCACCCGAAAGGCTTTGCGGGGTTCATCTTCATGCTCTCCCGGGAAGTGTGGGACCGGGTCGGGAGGTTCGACGAGGAACTCCTCTACTGGTACGGCGACACCGATATGTACTGGCGCATGAAAGCCATGGGATACAGGCCGGTGATGTCGCGAAACGTCCTGGTGCACCACTGGAAGAACAAGACCTGCGACACCTTGGCCGACTTCATCCCGCAGAGGGAGAAGGACCGCAAGGTCTTCTTGGGGAGGTGGCCCGATGGACTTCAACGCCGACCGGGCGAGTGAAGAACTGACGAAGGTAGACCTCTCGGGCCTGGAGTTCACGCCGAACGGCTGGTTCTCTTTCGGCGACTCGGCGATGCTCTACCACTTCGCGAAGACCGCGCAGCGAATCGTCGAGGTTGGGTGCGGGTACTCGACGGACATCATCAACCAGGTCCGCCAGGGTTCCCTGGTCTGCATCGACCCCGAGCCACGCAAGGACATCGAGGCCACGCGGATAATCCAGCAGCCGGTACAGACCGTGGACCCCGAGTTGATAGCCGAGTGCGACCTGCTCTTCATCGACTCCTCTCACATCTGGGCGGCCGGGGATCTCCCATTCCTCTACGAGCAGGTCTTTCCCCTGCTACAGAAGGGGACGCTGGTCCACTCGCACGACATCTTTCTGCCCGACGACTATTCCCCGGCGTGGCAACCAAGGCACTACGACGAGCAGTACCACCTCGCGGCTCTGTTGGAGACGGACGCCTTCGAGGTTATCTGGCCGGGCTATTGGATGGCGACACGACACCCCGAGGTGACGAAGAAGTACCTCGGGACGAACACGAGCATGGGCTCACTCTGGATGGTGAAATGTTAGTCGAAAAAGATATCTACGGCTCGATTATGCTCCTGGACACGGAGGACGCCGGGCTTTCGGCGGACCTCTGGAAGGACGGGACGCGGGAGTGGAACTGCCCCGACCTCATCCACCAGATAGTCAAGCCGGGTTGGACCTGTCTCGAGGCGGGCTCGAACCTGGGATTCTACGCTTTCATGGAGGCGAAGCTGACTGGACCGTCGGGCAGGGTGTACGCTATCGAGCCGAACCCCGGCTCCTGCGACATCATCGAAGAAGCGCGGAAGCTGAACGGCTACGACAACCTCTCGGTCCACTGCCTCGCCATCGGGGACAGGAACCGGATGAACGACTTCCTCATCGAGCACCGCTCCAACCTCTGCCGCATGGTCAAGACGAAGGCGCGGGACATCCCCGAGAGGGCGATAAGAGAGGTCATCAAGGTCACGGAGATGACGCTGGACTCGTTCTGCCAGGCTGAAGAAGTGGGGCCGCTGGACTTCTTGAGATTCGACATCGAGTCCTACGAGGTCGAGCTCATCAAGGGAGCGCAGAAGACCCTGGCAGCGATGCCTGTCGGGTCGTGGATGTTCGGCGAGTTCCACACAATACATTTCGAGGACCCGGTGAAGCACCTGCAGCCGGCCATCCAGTCGGTCATCGACCACGGCTTCATCCCCCGCCACGTCGTGCATATGCTGGACGCGAGCGCGCACCCGGTAGAGGGCGTGGAAAACATGGACCCCGCGGATTTCGCAAGGGCCTGTTGCGAGGACTACCCGCAGAGTGCCCCGCGAGTGTTCTTCGAGAAGGTCTGATGGGCGACATCATAGAGCTGAAAGACCAGTACCCGGACTTCGACATCGGGCGCTATACATATGCTTCGGGGCCGCTGAACTTCAACAATATGCCGTGTCCGGTGAGGATAGGCGCGTACTGCTCGATCGCCGCCGGCCTGGAGTTTAACATCGGGGGCGGTCATCACCTGGACTGCGTGTCCACATATCCGTTCGACGCCCTTGATCACTGGGCAGAAGCCGACGGCCCGCTCTACCCGCACCACCGGGGGCTAGAGGTTGTCATCGGTAACGACGTCTGGATAGGCCATGACGTGGTCATCATGCACAACTCGCCTATCGGTGACGGGGCGGTCATCGGCGGCAACGCCGTTGTCCAGGGACCGGTCAGGCCGTATGCCGTGGTCTGGGGCAACCGCGCCGAGGAGAAATTCCGCAGGTTCGACGACGAGACGGTGGAGAGACTGTTGGCCTTGAAGTGGTGGGACTGGCCCGAAGAAATGGTCCGGGCGAACATGAAGCTCATCACGAGCCCGGACGTGGAGGCATTGTGCTCAATCTCGTAATCATCACGTACTGCGATATGCCTCTGTTGCAGACTTGCATCGAGAGCGCAATCGACTACGTGGACCGAATCGTTGTGGTGGACGGGATCTTCGAGGATTTCCCCCACATTCAAGGGGAACCGCCGTATTCTACAGACGGGACGCTCCAGTACCTTTCGAGCCTGGACAAGCCCGTTTCGCTCTCGGTGGTCCCGGACCTCTCGGAGGTCGAGAAGCGCAATCTTTATTTGATAGGCGAAGAAGGGGACCGTTATCTTCATCTCGACGCCGACGAGTGGGTAGAGAACCCGGAGGTGCTCAAAGACCTCCCGGATGAGGATGTGCTGTTCTGCCCGATGTTCCGGGACGGGGGCACGACGCAGTTCTACCCGCGAGTGTTCAGGCACTTCGAGGGGATACATTACGAGGGCCTTCACTACCGCCTGGTGGACGCCGACGGCGCGCTCTACTGCGACATCCGCGAGACTGGGGAGGGCTACAGTTCTGAAAAGTTCGGGCTGAGGATCAGGCACGACAAGGACAAGCGCTCAAAAGACAGGGTGAAGGCGAAGCACCGATACTACAACGTTCTGACCGCGAAGGAGAAGATGGTGAAGGAGATGCTCAGGTATGGATAGCGACCTGCTCGACCATATCAGGCTGTTGCTGGAGGACACCGGCACCTCGCCCGTCGTGACCGACGTGCAGATAACCAACCTCGCGAAACCAAGACGACGGCTCGTCTACTACGAGGCGCTGGTGACAGAGGATTACCTGACCTGGTACTACGAGGCACCCTACATCGAGACGACCGTCCTCGCCGATTCCTACGAGGGTACGGCTTTCGAGGAAGGCCCCTCGGGTGACTACACCGCCGACCCGATAGAAGGCACAGTCACCTTCGACGTGGAGCAGTCCTCCGTCTACCTCAAGGGCTACATCTACGACCTGCTGGACATCGTCGCGAACTGCTGGCTGGTCAAAGCTGGGATCTTGGACGCTTTCCCCGGCCTCTCCTATTCCCTCGGCGACGAATCGGTCGACAAAGGCGGGGCGAAGGAATACTGCATATCGCAATACTGGCGGTATCGCACTAGCAAGGGGGGAAAGCTACGTCGGCGATGACAGACTCTATGAGGGCCGATACGTCCCGGATGATCGCGGACAACCCCTCTACAATCACTATCACTCGCAAAACGTCAACGGTCACTGACGGGAAAAAGGCTTCCACCTCCGCAGACCTCGACCCGCAGACGTTCAGACTCTACCACAAGAACAAGACCGAGAGGGTCAGGGAGGGAGATGACTTCCGCTTCCTGCGCGTTCGTCAGCTACGGATGCTCTGCGAATACGACGCCGATGTCACCGAGCACTCCGACGCGAACGAGGACACGTTCACCGCTGGCCCGACCTACCGGATAACCGACGTCCGAGAAATCAAGTGGGAAGGGGTCACGGTCTCGAAGCAATGCACTCTTGAGGAGATGTCTTGAGGCTGAAGAAGTACGCGCACCGCCACTGTTCCGAATGTCACGGTGAGATTCCATATGTAGATGACCTTGTCAGGGTGACGACCGAATACGCGGTCATCGAGAACCCGATAATGGGCAAGCGCGTGAAGGTCAAAGAAGTGGATTACGAGTGCAAGGACTGCCACTTCGACGAGCCTGTGGGTTTTCGCGAAAGACCATGAAGGGGATACTTAACGTCCTCGGCAACCTCGCCAAGGAAGTCTCCCGGACCAAGATCGCTTTAGCCGCCTACGGGCAGATGAGATTGGCCCCGGAAATGCAGACCTACGCTCAGACAAACGCCTCATGGCATGACATCTCATCGAACGCGAGACGGGGTCTGAAGGGCGGGTCTTATATCAAGGGCGACAAGATAATCATCTACATCGCTCACCAAGTCGACTACGGCGTCTATCTGGAACTGGCGATGGACCAGGAGTACGCAATCCTCGACCCGACCATAGAACATTTCAGAGCGATAGCCTGGGCCGAATACTCACGGATCATGAGGATGTAATGGCGATAAGAGACGAGGTCGTGGACTACCTGCGAACGGCGCTCTATATGACGTTCGACGAGTTCTACCAGCCGCAGATAGCGAACAAGAACACCCCGAAGCCGTTCGGCGTGGTCCGCATTGGCGGAGACGAAGCGGTCCCGAAGCAGGGAATGATCAAACGCATACAGGTCATGGTCCACACCGACAGGGAGGACTACGACGACTTGGACGCACTGGTCTACCAGGTCATCACCGCATTGAACGAGACGGAACTCACCTCGGGTATCCCGCAACACACCGGGACCTCGGGCGATTTCCACGACGATGACCGCGAGACCATTTTCAGGATAGTCGAATTCGAGGCAGTGATTGTGAGGTGACCCATGAATGACTACAGCACCTTCCCGAAGGCGTCGAAACCGCCTCCGAGGAAGAAGCCAAAACCGGCACCGAAGCCGGTTGTTAAGGACCCGGTCCACGTAGCGGCCGGGTCTTTTCGTTACAGGTTCCTCTGCGACGGGACAGACATCGCCCTTATCGAGGGCACGTCTCCGCAGGGGCTGACCGAGGCACAGCTACGCGAACTGATCCGGTACAAGCATCTCAGGGAGGTGACATAAATGGCTGATTTCTACAACTCGATCAAGCAGATCCGGGTAACCGAACTCCTGGGAACGGGAGCCGCGGACCCGAGCGCAGTGGCGGTCTCATCGACCATCCCGAAGGAGCTCACGATCAAGCCGGTCTACATCGACGGCGAGGAAAAGGAGCAGCGGGGCGGCGATGCGGTCGTCTGCACGATCACGGAAGAGGACACGTTCAAGGGCGTGGATCTGGAACTCCTGCTCGCCTCCCTCGACTACTCGATGAAGGAGGCAATCGCCGGGGGTACCCTGGTGATGAGTGGCCCGGACATCGTCGGTTGGGAGAGCATCAACACGCTCCCCGGCCCGTTCAAGCTCGAGGTCTGGGTGCCGCACTACGAGACTCCCAGCATAGGGACAGAGGTCGAAGGTGCCCTCGACGGCTACCTGAAGGTCGACTTCCCGTTCTGCAAGGGCCGTCTCGCGGACCACGACCACTCCGACAAGAAGTTCGGAGAGGACAAGTTCTCGATCAAAGCCCGTCCGAACCCGAGCTCGGGCGACGGCGCGATGCACGAAGAGATCGTCTCCACGATCGTCTAGGAGGAATTCACATGACCGAGGCAACACTTGACGGAGACGGCGCGAGCGTGCTTGAGCCGACATCCCTCGAGGACATCAAGAAGTTGAACACACACGGCGAAGAGGTTGTCATACTCCCGTCGTTCATGGATGGGACGCCGTTCACGGCTAAAGTTCGGCGTCCCGCCATCCTCCGCATGGCAAAAGACGGGAGGATTCCCAACACCCTTTCGGCGGCAGTCGATGACCTGATGGACGTCTCTGCCACCAGCGCGAGGACGGGGATCGCCGAGCGCACTCAAGTCCTGGAGATAATCGCCGCTGCTTGTCTGGTCGAACCGACCTACGAGCAGGTAGAGGAACACCTGGACTACGTGCAGTTGATGGCCTTGTGGTCATACGTCATGAACGGGGTGAACTCTCTCATCCCCTTTCGTGCGTTCCGCGAGCTTTTTTCTGCTAGCACGTACAAGCGAGCGGTTCAAGACACCCCCGTCGCAGTACCTGAACCTGACTGACCCTTACGAAGCCTACTGTCTCGACGAGGCCGCCGGATACCTATTGAGCCTCGTCGAGTCAGGCAAAGAACCCTCATACTTCCGCGAGATGAGCCAGGCCGAGAAGGACGAGCAGCACAAAACGACGCTCTCGAAAGCCTGGGCACGACTGAAGGGAAAGAAGAAATAGTTGTTCGGTAGCCTTGGAACAGTCTGGGCCGAGATGGGCCTGGACACCAGAAAACTTGATATGGGAGTGGCGAAAGCCTCCGCCTCTTTGAAGGGTTTGGAGGGCAAGCAGGCCGCGCTTTCAAACTCGATGAAGATGGCGGCTGGCGGCATAGCCCTCGTCGGAGGGGCCGTCGCTGTCGCCGCGGTGAAACTCGCTACCGACTTCGAGAGCGCCATGCACCGGGCCTGGAGTGTCACGGATGACACCAAAGAGGCGATGCAGGGCTGGTCGGATGAGGTCCTCAAGATGTCCAAGACGCTCCCGACTTCTGCTAAAGACCTCGCCGAAGCCCTCTACTGGATCAAGTCCGACATGCCCGACGCCACGGACGCCGAGCAGTTCAAGACGCTGGACATCGCCGCCAAGGGCGCGATCGGGGGGGTTGCCGAACTCTCCGACGCCACAGAAGCCCTCATCACCGTGCAGAACGCCTACAACGACATGAGGCCCGACCACTACATGGACCTCATGAACTGGGCGGTCCAGAGAGGGTCTATCACCCTTCAGGATTTCGTCGGCAACATGGGAAAGGTGACCGGCACCGCTGCTGCTATGGACGTCCCCTTCAACGAGATAGCCGCCGCTATCGCTACTCTCACCCGAAAGGGAATCCCCGCCGAGACCGCTTTCATGGCCGTCAATAACCTCATGCTGAAGATGATAAACCCGACTGATGATGCTGCCGAAGCCGCAGCCGAACTCGGGCTGACCTTCGACTACAACACGCTCAAGGCAAAAGGTCTGGGCGGGATGCTGGCCGACATCGCCGAGAGGGTCGGAGACGACAAGGGCAAGATCGTAGAACTCATCCCCGAACTCAGGGGATTGAAAGCCGCCTTCCCGCTGGCTGGTACAGCCGCCGCGGAATTCGCCGATGACCTCGCAAGGTCCGGTAACGTAGCCGGGACCTCTGCTGGGATGTACGGCAAGATGATGGACGACCCGGCAAAGAAGTTCGAACTCGCACTGAACAAGATGAAGACGCGGCTCACAGAAGTCGGCATAGACATGATGCCCGCACTCGAGAGGGCGCTGAAGAAAGTCACCGATATCCTCGACGGGAAGAACGAGGTCTTCAACGCCTTCGGCGACATCCTCAAAGGTGTGGCCAGTGCTACGTGGGATGTAATCGGAGCACTAAAGAGTATCTGGCCACTGCTTCTCGGGGTGGGCGCGGCCTTCGTGGCTTTCAAGCTCACCAATTTCGTCTCGTCAATCGTCTCTGCCACCTCAAGCCTCCCGCTCTTGAACAACGTCGTCGCCAACCTCAAACTCGGATTCACCTCTTCCACAGCCTCAGTCGGGGGACTTGCAACATCTCTCGGGACCATCGGGCTCATCGCGGCCCCTATCGCCATCGGTATGGGGTATCTCATCAAGGGCATTCAGGACACCGACCATGCAGCAGAAGCCGCCTGGAAGTCGATGAAGGACTACGACGAGGTGGCCGCACAAAACGGCATGACGCTCGCCACTCTGTTCACCAAGTACCGGGACCTTCGCGCAGCCCTTGCTGACACCTCCAAGTCTGAAGCCGAACACGCCGCTATCGCTCAGGAACTCGGACAGACCAAGGCTGAACTCGTGGACAAGTTTCCCGAGGTCGTGGCGGGATTCGACAGCGAGCGCAACGCGATACTCCGCACTGATGATGCTATACAGAAGCACATCGACAACCTCCTCAAGTACCAGAATATGCAGGGCGGGGCGCGTCCCGACAAGTCCAACCTCGAGAACTTCGAGGCTATCTCGCAGACCCTGGACAAGATAGACGGCAAGCGGGGGAGCGTCGAGGGAACGATAACAAACGTGGTCGAGGAACTCGGCAAACTTGGCGACACGACGGGGATTCAGGCCAACCTCGACCAGCTCTGGCACGACATGGCGACAAGCCCCAAGGGAGCCAAGGCCGCAATCGAGGACTACCTGAACGTCCTCCAGGGTTCGGGACAACTGCCCGGCATGGGCCTCGCGGAGAAGTTCGGCGTTGCCCCCGCTGCTTTCAACGATGTCCGGGCCGCGCTAGACAAGTACAGCCTCGCCGTCACCAACGCCGGGGGCTCGCTCGAGCAACTGGACGATAAGAGCGTCGAGGCGCAGGCGACACTCAGGAGCCTGGCTTCCTCAATGGTCTCAGCCGCGCAGGAGGCAGGTGTGGCGGGTCAGCAGATGCCGGACTTCATTCTTCAAGGATTCCTCTCCGCTCGACCGCAACTTCAGCAGGCCGGGGTGCAGTCACTGGCCGCTTTCGTCGAGGGTGCTTCAAAGGGAGCCGTCCCTGCTGATGCGGCGGGGCAAATCGCTCAGCAGATGTTCAACAGCGGGACGTTCACCGCCACAGGAGTGGAGTCTGTTGACAAGGCCCTGTCCGCAATGGCGGCGCAGTTCAAGGCGAACCGCTTTGGAGAGGCCATCGGCGAGAGTATCGGCAAGTGGTTCGGCGGGGGTAAAGAGGAGACAAAGAAAGTGGCCCTCAAGGTCACTGACGGCGGGTCTGGAGCGGCCACGGCTAAGTCACTGGACCAGGTGAGCGGCAAGGCCGACCAGTTGAACAAGAAGCGCCCGACGGTGAAGGCTCACGGCGACACCGCCCAGCCGAACTCCGCAATCACCAGACTCCTGAACCGCTGCGCCAACATCGACGGTCAGACACTAGCCACGGTCAACATCAAGGCTCAGATAATCGGCTCGGGGCCGTTCACCGCTGACGAGTATGTCCGCTACCTCGAGAACAAGATCGGCGGGGCGAAACCGCAGTTGACCGTCTCGGCGGGCATGGGGCCGATAGCAGGTGGCGGTCTGACAAGTGCTCTCGACAAAGCCATGGCGCGCCTGAACTCCACCTCTCTTGTCGGCTGGTCGAAGGATATGGACCTCGCGGCCGGCCGCTTCGGCAAGATGGAAGAGGCTATCCTCGCTCTTGGTGGCGACTTGGACGCGTGGCGCAACGTCCGCAAGGAATATGACGACGCGAAGACCGCTCTTGCTGGATACGCAAAGCAGATAGAAGAGTCGGACGTCAGGCTGAACAAACTCCAGCACTCCCAGGAACTCCTGAACCGCTCGCTCTCCGAACACAAGGAACGGCTCTCGACGCTCCAGCAGATGAAGATGAAGGGCGAGGGCGCGGCCTCTGACAAGTCCTTCTCCCAGCAGCACGAACTGAACCGCCTCCAGCTGGAGATCCTCAAGGCGCAGAAAGAAGGGCGTTTCAACGACGCCGCCCGTCTCGCCGGGGACAAGGCGAAGCTCGAGAAGGAAAAGGAGATCCTCGACCTCCAGACTCAGTACACCTACGAGGACGAGAAGCGCGCTCTTGAGAAGCTGATGGACCCGCTCAAGGGCAAGGAGATGACCTACAAGGAGATTGTCAAGCAGGTCAAAGCCGAGCAGAAGGTTATCGCGACACAGGAAGCGGCTCTGCGGAAGGTCGAGCGCGCGATCAACAGAGAGAAGGACGCGGTCTGGCTTCTCAAGAACCAGTTCGACGCCGCCACGAAAGTTGTCCAGGGCTACCAGAGTCAGATAGACGCGATGGCCGCCAACTTCCTCAAGCACTACGACGAGATGATAGCGAAGCAGGAGGAACTCAATCGCCTGATGGCTGAGGGCACGCCGGGCGAGACGGGCGGAAGTATGGGCGTCTCCGGTCTTGGAGCGTCCAACGTCCGCGGCGCGGGGGGGAGCTTCTCGACGACCACGACCACGGTTGACAGTTTGACCATCCAGAACGCGTACTTCTATGGCGTCCAGAACCCCTCCGACCTCAAGAAACAGTTGAAGGACTACAAGTTAAGGACAATGGTGTAGATATGCCACTGACACAGACCGACTCGGGTCTCGTCTTCCATGAATCCACCTGGGCCAGCTGCCCGGCGTGGCTCACTGAGGTCACGGACGCGAGCATAACCTACGCTGGCAACACGGCTATCCTCGACTCGACCGCAGGGACGTACGCTTTCCTCGTGACGACTGCCGACCTCGACAAGACGACGCAGTGGGTTACGAGGGTGAAGCTGATGGTCGGCGGTCAGAACATGTACCACGCCGCCAACCTCAATCTGGCGACAATCCCCGCAGTGGGGCCGGTGCTGGCGAATGACCTCTTTAGGAGTCTGTTCGCCTACAAAGGGGCTGCTACAGAGGCGGCTTCCGACGACCCGTATGACACGGAGATAATCGCGGACGGCGTACAACCGACCGCGGCCTACGCGATATTCGAGGTGGCGCACAGCGCGACGCAGGATGTTGTGACCATGCGGACGGCTACCGGAGCGGTGGACAAGACGGCGACATGGACGTTCGGACCGCCCGCCCCCGTCTATGACTTCGACCCGTTCTGGGCCGTGGGAGATATCCTCTCCTCTCACCATACCGGCACGTTCACCATCGCCGTGATGCAGGTGGTCAAGGGACTCACCGCTACGGTTTCGGGCCTTGTAGCGGGTAATCATGTTGACGTAACAGACCCCGCCGATGCTGTTGTTGCTCACGCGACTTCAGCCGGGGCGAGCGTAGCCGTGGACATCTCGACGTTGCAGTACCCGTACAACGGTAAAATCAAGGTCTACGACTCCGACGGCGGGACGCTCAAAGCGACCTACACCGGCAACGTCTACGGTGGCTGGACCGGGACCTACACGCCCCCGGTGCCTGTCATAACCTCGCTCACCCCCGATAACGGATACTCCGGCGATACGGTAACGGTTGCAGGAACGGACTTCGGAGCGACGCAAGGCACGAGCACGGTAACTGTATCGGGCGTGGCCTGTACGGTCGTCTCGTGGGCGGATACATCACTCTCACTCACTATGCCAGCCTCAGTCACTGGCTCTCTCACGGTCACGACGGACTCGGGCGCGGATTCGGAGACGTTCACCTACCTTGCCTCGCCGATACTCCGTTTCACCGACGGGATAGGCGGGTCAACCCTCTTGAACCTGAACGACGGGTCTTCCTATTACTACATCGACGGCTCGTCGTTCCCCCTGCCGAAAGTCCTGTTGAACAAGGTCACGAATGAGAGCGCCCACGGCTCGCGTCTCGTCAACTGGCGCTTCGACGACAACAAGATAACGCTTATGCTCGCGGTCCACGGCTCCTCCGAGACAGACCTGGACGCCAAGGTCAGAGTCCTTCTGAAGCGGCTCCTCAAAGAGGGCTGGCTGGAGTTTCGCATCTGGAACGCCGTCGGCTCTCTGTTCTACCGCACCCGACCCGTCACCCCGGAGTTCCCGGACTGGACGAAGAAGTGGGTGCGCGACCAGTATTGGGCGACGGACATCACCATCGAGGTCGAGTGCGAGCCCGAGGTCAGGGGTTCGGAAGTCACACTTCACGGCATTGAGACTCTCGGCACGAACGACAACTGGGCGGACAAGACCGGAGGCGTCCCGGACGGCTGGACGGAGATCGAGACGAATGCGGGAACGGTGACTTTCACCGACGGCCTGGTCTTCGATGAGTATCTTTTGAACACAACGAACGGCGGGACGGATGTCGCGGGGATAAGCGAAGACGACTATACCCCGGTTGATATAACGAAGCATCACCAACTGAGACTCGAGGCGGTCTGCACTGCCGGTTCGGCAATCATGGACATCGACTTCCTCTGCTACGACGACGCGAACAATCTCGTAGGCACAATCCATTATTTCGATGACCCTTACACAGAGGCCGCCTACATCGAGGCCATACAGCGTTATAGCATCCTCCCCATAGAGCCCGCCGACTGGCCCGCTGGTACTACGAAGATCAAGCGCACCATCTGTAACGACTCCACCGTCCTGTCCACCCTGAAGATTTCACACCTGTGGTTCGGCGTCGTGGATTACGTCGTGGGGCATAAGAACTCGGGGGTCATCGGTATCGTAATCCCCGGCACCGACATCATCGGCGACTTCTCGGCGAAGATGGACGTTCATATCAATTCAATCCACGACCGCTTCACCGACTTGGCGCTCGGGCAGCGCCGAGACTATTCCTCCGCCTTCGACCCCGTCGTCGAACCCTCTGTAGGCTCACAGGTGTATCTGAGGACTCGACGCTCACAGGACTACCGGACTATCGCGGCTCTCGCTGAAATGGTCGTGAACGGCAACTGGTCGGCTATCACCGGGGGCGCGGGGAACACGACGAACTGGACGAACTGGGCGGAGACACGAACGGGGACGGGCGTCATGCAGCCCGACGGGGGCGGAGGGATAGAAGCATATCTCATTGCGAAAACTGATGTTGTCAGCAACCTCTCAGACGCGATCGCTGTCGACCCGACAGATACACACAGGGTCGTCTTCAGGGGAGAGCGAGTCGGGTCTGACACGGTAACGCAAACTTGGGTCTATGCGTATTTCTACAACGTCGGAGCGACCCTGATAGGCAGCAAGTTGTTGCTTCAGGATGTTTTCACCACGGAGGAACAGGACTACATCGCCTATATCAACCCCGCCGACTTCCCGACCGGGACCACCTCGCTGAAGTTCTATGTCGTCGCCGCTTGCTATACCTCCTTCCCCTCCCCCTCGGCGAGGCACTACTGGAGGTCGATATCGCTGTCAGTGGTCACTCCCATAACCGCGACGTTCCCCGTCGAAGACCACGAGGGACGCTACTACATCTCGGCGGGGGTCTCGTTCGGGGCTTCAAACGCGAATGACGACCTTGCGCTCTCGACGCTCTTGAAGACGACTGCGGGGCAGGAGATGACGGGCTCGACCAGTCCGCAGGTGATAGACCCGGAGAACCCGAACACGAAGTTCAAAGAAACGCTGTTCCTTGGCTCTCAGCAGAAGGCGAACGTCCCGTCTCACATGATTTCGGACGCAGCCGACAAGTCGAACATCGACCAGTGCGCCAACCTCGAGACGGAGATAGACAACGCTGTTGTCTTGTGGACGGACCACGTCGCGCTCGTTCCCAGAGATAGGGCTTACGTCGAGGTCCGCAACTGGGCCGACAAGGACCACCTGATATTCGACTCCCGCTCGTCAAAGTGTCCCCTCGTCTCTCTTGACGGGACCCTGGACACGGCGCAGATATACGACCCGGTGAACTGGAAGTCTCCGTGTTCTTTCGAGGCCGACCCCGACGGCGTGAACATGACCCTGGTGGCGATCAAGGACAATGACGGAGACCACGAAGTCACCCCCATAGTTGACATCACCCTGAAATATCACCCCGTCTATCTCCTGGTGAAGTAGATGCTGACCCGAACCGCAACGGGCAAACTCCAGCACCACGACTTCACCGTCGACCAGTCCTGCCCTCCGTGGCTGACCCCCGCGACGCAAGGCACAGGGACGATTGCTTACGGCGCGACGGGAGCGACCCTGGCGGCTGAGGCGGACGCGAGCGCGGCGATACTCGTCACGACAGACGCGCTGGACAAGACGGACCTTGAAAACGTTGTCTTGCGGACGAAGGCGAAGAAGACGACCTCGACGAACAGCCGATTCATCATCGCCTCGGGTTGCCACGATGTGGCGGCGCGACCCAATGGGACGGCGACAGCGTCCTACTTGAACCCCGGCTTTTACTTTAACCGCACCGCTGGCGGGGTCGAGAACGTCCTGATGTACTACCCGCTGACTACGCTTTTGGACACCTACGTTGCGGCCGCGACCACGTTCTACGTCTTCGACACCCTCTGGGACGCGACCACGACGTATCTCAAGGTCCGTAGCGCGGCTGACATCTCGCTCTTGGATTCGGCTTCGGCTGCATACGCCTACACGAATGACCCGTGGTGGTACGTGGGCGACCCGCGTAACGCTGGCGGCTCCGCGATAAGGGCAACTCTGCTCGTCGAGTATATGCAGATGATGACCTCGACGGACATCACCGTCACGGGACTTCCGACGGGTGCGGCGGTCAGGCTCTACGCGGGCTCCACGCTCATAGATTCAGCGACGGAGACAGGCGGTACGGTGGTCCTCGATGGCTCTACCTGTGACTTCAACTCGAACCCCGACAAGAGCGAGGGCGGGTTCTACGGGACGGTCAAGGTCTACGAGGACTCGACATACAGCGTCTTGCTCAATACGTTCTCGGCTTCTGACTTTTGGGGCGGCGACGTCTGGATATGGAGTCTGGTAACCGACCCCGTCAACCGCGTGGTGCATCACGGCTTTTCCCACATCGCGATACAGATACTCGACAAGGACGGCGCGAACGTCCTCTCTATTCTGACCAATGACCACGAGGACGCCGAGAAACGCTTCTTCGCGCTGGAGTACACCTTGCAGGCGCAGGGCGGGCCGGGGATCTGCACGTTCAAGGTCAAGCGAAAAGACCCTATGTCCTACCAGGAAGACCTTCAGGACTCCAACAAGGTCAAGGTCTGGATGAACGCCACGAACCCCTGGACGGGCGACATCGAGGGGGCGAACAGGACGGACGAATCCACCCTTGAGGTCTCATGCGTCGGCGGGGTCAACAAGCTCAAAGAGATGGGGACGGACGCCGATTACGATCTGGACGTAGCAGCAGGGGAGACGGCCTCTGAGTGGATAGCACGCGTACCCCTGGCTGATACCGAGCTCGGGTATTCCGCAGGGGAGATAGACGCTCCGAGCGATGAGTACGCGATAACCACCGGGGTCTCGTTCTTTCCCGGCAAGTCCTACTATGAGGAGCTCGATGCCGTCAACGTCTTCTACACCTGCCGCTTCTCGGTGCGGGACGGCGTGCTTTCGTGGAAGGCGAAGAAGACGACGCCGGCCTATTTCGTCGACCTGTCCGACTGCGTGAAGCCCGAACTGGAACGCGCCAGGGGCGACATGAAGAACTGGGTGCAGATGGCGTGGACGGGCGACGGGTCCATCTACGGCTACGAGGTCTCCGAGGATACCGACTCGCAAAGTCTGCATGGAAAACGGATGGCGTGGGAGACGATGCCGGGCAAGTGTGGTTCTGCCGAGGGGCAGCAGGGGGCCGACCTGTTCATCGCCGAGAGGTCGAAACTCAAGCCTCCCAGCTCACTGACCACGGACAAGGTGTATGACGCCTACGGGGTTCTCGTCCCCATAGAGGAAGTCCTCGAAGCGGAAGTCCTGCACATCAGGGATTTGCTCTCAGAAGAGGAGACGAACGCCGCCACGAATCAGCAGAACGAGTCGAACACGTGGGAGATAGCAGAGGTGAAGGTGAATCCCGAGACGGGGATGCTGACCCTCTCTCCGGGGAGCCTGCCTACCGAACTCGCCGTGTTGCTGGCGCAGATCGAGAACAGGAGCAACTATTGAAAGCCGCCCCGCAGAACTTCGATAAGCCTCTGTTGGGGGTGTGGAGACCGGAGTATTACGAAGCACCCGCCGATGTAGCCGACCTCGCGGGCACAGCCGCGCCAGGGACTCTCATCTCTACCTCCTACACTGTCACGCTCCAGGAGCCCTCGAAGATAAGGATAAACGCAAAGGCGTATGGTCTGTCCGATGATGACTCTACTTGGTATACATGGGTCTTGATGCTATATGAAGGAGCAACTGGCATAACACTACGGGACCAGATGGCAGCATCGACATATCATGCTGGCGCAGTCCATATATTTGGTAATGCATCGTGCCTTTATGAGGCTACGTATGCCGCAGGTGCTTATGTTTTTGAAGTCAGGGCCTACGTCACCACAACAAACAAAGTCGCACTTGCCTACATCAAATGGTCAATCGACGTCTGCCGAACCTAGAGGAAAAGCATGGACCACTACGACTGCGCGAAGCAAAGAGAACTCGACGACTTTAAGGTTGACATGATTCGCTGGCAGGCCGCGCAGAACGGCTCCATCCAGCGGATAGAGACGAAGGTTGACGAGATTCACCAGGGGCAGATGGACTTCTACCCGGCGTTCTACAAACTCTTGGACGGCGAGGTGGACCGCAGGCGAAAGGATGACGACGCCCTCGGCTTCCGCATAACCGGCGTAGAGAGCAACTGCGCCACCATCACCACTCGCGTCAGTTCCCTTGAGTGGTTTGCGAAGATTCCCGGCTGGTCGTGGAAGGCGCTCGTCGCAATCCTCGGCGCGGTCGTTCTCGTTCTGACAATCCTCGCCGCGACGCACGTGATATGAAACGCTGGAGACGCTTCCTGCGCCGCCTTCGGGCGGCTTTTTTGTTGTCACGACAACTACCGGAGGACTGAGATGGCTACAGTACAAGATGTACTCGAATATGCCCGGCGTCTTCTCGGGATTGCCGAGACGCCCCCTGGCTCGAACATCGTCCACCCGATTCTCGACTGGTACGGCGAGCAGGGTATCCAGTGGTGTGCAGCAACGGTGGCCTACATCTTCTTTCACGTGGACCCCGCGCTCGTCCACGGCGTGAAATCCGCCTACTCGGGCGACTACCTCACGGCTGGCAGGAGGTACGGCGAGGAAATCCCCGCTCCTGCTCCCGGCGCAATCGCCATCATGGACTACGGCGACGGCGGGATCACAGACCACATCGGCATCGTCGAGAGCGTGCAGGGCGCGTACATGACGCTCATCGAGGGCAACCACAATAATCGGGTCGAGCGCGTGACGCGAGCGGTCAGCGGTTCTACCCGCTTCTGGTACATCATGCCGAGATATTCTTCAACGCCGAAGCCAAAGACAAGGGAGACTGAAATGGCACTAGTAACGTCAGGCGTGCGCGTCCCGTCCTTCGCGGGGATCTTCTTCGTGGGGACCATGGGCGGCGAACCGTGGGACGTGTGGGCGAAGGTCCAGAACCCCACGCCAACTCCGATCACCGTCCGCTTCGTGTGCGTGACAGACAACACCCTCGAGGAAGAGACCTACTCCCTGCAGGGCAACAAGCTCATGCAGGTCCAGGGGAAGGAACTCAAGGCGGCGGGCAACAGCCTCATCACCATCGAGCCTTCCGTCCCATGTGTCTGCACCTTCGACCATCGACCGACTCAATAGGAGGTGAACATGAACCGCTCACTCATGACCTTCATCATCAGCCTCGTGGTCATCGCCGTGTTCTCTGTCCTGTTGGGATTCGGGAAGGTGGCTGACGCGGTCGCAGTCGGGGCCATCATGACCATCGTCGGCTACTGGATTCGCGACGCGCAGGAGACTCTGCTTCCCGCCAAGAGCGAACCCGAATCGAGTACGACCGTACCCCCCGTGAGTACGCCTCAATAAGATGCGTAAAATACTGCTCCGAATCTTCACCGCTTATTTCATCGTCTACCGCGAGGTGTATTACGCCTATCACGGTGCGCGGGAGAAGGTTCTCGGACTGGGCTGGCACGATGGATAGGCGCACATACAAGGCGGCTCGTCGCGCCATCATCGTCAACGGGCTCAAGGAGATATCCGACGGGCTCTACGGCTTACGTGTGACCGCCAACGAGCAGGATTTCCTTGAGGAGCTGCTGGAAGAGGACATCATCGACGTCGAGTTGGAGGACGAGGATGAATAATCCCAATCGGGTGTACTCCCAATGAGGATTGAGCGCGACGACTTCATCATCCAGGGCGTCCCGTGGAAAGTCAGGGAAGCCGACGTCCTGTCTGTGACGGACGACGCCTACGGATACCTGGACCCCGACACGCACACCATCTGGATCGCGAGTTCTGCCTGCTGGGAAGAGAAGATAGAAAGCCTCATTCACGAGACATTCCACGCGCTCACGCGAGGCCGCTTGAAATACGACCTCACGCAAGAGGATGACCTGCGGACATTCTCGATCGCGCTGGTAGATACCATTCTCCGCAATCAGTTGACCTTCTGCCCTGACGAAGGCGGCTGGTGACAGAAGGGGGATTATGAAACCCGGCAAATACGGGACCGGCGTTTGCGAGTACTGCAAGAAGGACTACCCCAAGGAAAGCCCCGGACAGAAGTATTGCTCGCCCCCCGCTGACTGCAAGCGGATAGCTTACAACGCCTCGCGGAGAAAAGACCTCGGCACGGGCAAGTGTCTCTTCTGCGGGGCGGAGTTCGACAAGTCCACTGGCCATCAGAAGTACTGCCCGCTCCCCGCGACCTGTAAGGCGGATTTCGAGCACCAGGGGAAGCGCGCCAACACGGTCAAGGACTGCCGCCAGTGCGGTGACGAGTTCACGGTCGACGCCGAGCACAAGGTCTACTGCCCGGACTGCAAGGACACCATCGACCCCGTCCGAGAAGCCATCACGAAGCACGAGCGGGAGCGCAAGGCGCAGGAGGTCAAGGAAGCCCTCATCGACGAGCGCAACCGCACGAACGTGGTCCGGGAGCTCCTCGCCGCGAATGAACGAGTCTCGGGATGGACGCCGAAACGATTCTTCGTCAACCTCGGGCGCAAGTACCCGGAGGAACAGGCCAACATACTCTTTGGCGACTGGCATACCGGCGAGAAGATAACGCTGGAAGAGTCCGGGGGTCTGGCCGAGTACAACATGAAGATCGAGCGCGAGCGGCTTGAGCGGTGCGTTCAGGCACAGGCCGAGATCATCGGGATTCAGAATGCGGGGGGCGTCCCGGTGAGCCACTGCAACGTCACACTCCTGGGCGACATCATCACGCAGGAGAAGATCTACAAGGGCCAGCACGCCTACATCGACGCCTACACCGCGGACCAGGTCATCTACGGCAAGAACCTCCTCGCCGAAACTCTCCTGAATATGCTGGACATCTACAAGACCATCTCCGTCCAGGCGGTCGTCGGCAATCACGGTAGGATGGGGGAGAAGGGCGAAGGGCCGACCTGGAACAACTATGACTACCTCCTCTACCAATGGACCCGGGACCTCCTCAAGGACTACCCTCAGATCACCTGGGAGATCCCCCGCTCGTGGTTCCTGACCTTCTCCGTCATGGGGTGGCGCTTCTGCGCGTCTCACGGAGACGACGTACAGATGTACAAGAGAATCCCCTGGTACGGCCTTGAGCGCGACGTCAATGATATGTCGGCCATGCTCTGGGACCTCGACCACAACCCGCCTTCCTACTGGCTCTACGCGCACTTCCATACTTCGGAGCAGGCCGAGCAACCCCACGGTGAGCGGATAATGAACGGCTCTGTGGTGGGCGGGTCGATGCTCTCAATGAAGGGGCTGAAGCGCGTCGGACGCCCGAGCCAGACGTTCTTCGGAGTCTCCGAGTCTCGCGGCATCACCTGGCGCTATCCCCTGTGGCTGGAGAAGCCGAAGAAGCGGAAGAGCAATTAATCCCGCCTACGATAATGATTCCCACGACAATCATTCTGCGCGATGTTACCCGTCTCATAACTGAAACAAGTGTGTCAACCGTGAGTTGCCAATGCCCCAAATTCTGTGGGGTTTACGGCTCTAAATGCCACACAATAGGACGCTCCGGATTGACACATCTGTCAATACTTTGCATCGCTAGTGACCCAATTGTAACTACATTCGGGTCAGCCTATGAACTGTATTCCAGTCATATGAGAGATATAGATGTCATTCCCCCCGCTGCCGTAGACCCCACCCTCCCAAAAAAATCCCTAAAAACGTATTGACAACCGCGTGCTGCATGGGGTTAAATGAGACTTGTGATAACACCGTAGACACAGAGGGGGAGCATGAAGTCCTACACCAACCTCAAGATAATGCGAGAGAACCGTGGATACACTGTCCGCGCTCTTGGCGAGATAACGGGAATCCCGTTCTCGTACATCGCTTCTATCGAGCGCGGGCGGATGAACCCGACGGGGGAGGAACTCGAACGCCTCTGCAAAGCCTTGCACGTGACGCTCGACGACCTGTACCCGAATCCCGAGATACGGAAACTGCTAGGAGTCTAGGGCGCAAGCCCGGAGGGGGGACGAGATGAAAGCAGAGATAAACCTGCCAACGGCTCTCAAAATACTCGAGCGAACATATGACAGTGATCGCCTGACCCCACATGAGCGTAAGGCACTACAGCGGGTACTCTCCCGCATCAAGTACGACATCCAGCACGACAGGGACTAGCCGTCCCGTGCTTTCGCCCCCCGAGCAATCGGAGGGCGGCGGGAAGAGACGACAGAGGAGGCAATCATGACAGTAGCAATCCACACCCTTTTGTGGCGCAGGCTTCACGGCCACCAGACTTTGGTCATGGAGGCGCAGTCCAGCCTCCGCACCGACGAGGTCAAGCACGCTCTGAGGACTAACTGAGGGGGGCTTATGAGCGGGACGAGGAGGAAGTGGTGCCAGAAGGTTGCCCTGGAGAACGTCGAGCTCTCGCCGGGGCTGTTCAGGATTCACGTCATGCAGATGAACGTCGGGCCGCCGGTGCAGTCAAAGATACTTCAACTTCACCGCCGGGAACGCAGGATGAGGAGGTTAGTGGGATGACAACACAACGACCGCAGGGGATAGCGGCACTCGAGAGCAGACCTTTGAGGCTTCCCCGCGCCGGCAGAATCAGGCTCGGCGAGAAGGAAGTCAACGACCGCGGCAAGGAATACCCGCGCGAGCTCGACTACTTCAACTGCACGGACGCCCCGCTCGTGGGAGACGTCTACGGGGAGAAGCCGAGAGCGATAGACGTCATCTTCCCGACGAACGACAAGCGCGCGATCGCCGACACCTGCTACATGAGATACGGGCAGAGCGGCCCGAAGTGCAGGGGCAACGGCGTCACTGCCTGGGACATGGAGACCGGCAAGGAGAGGGAGTGCCTCGGCGAAGAGTGCGAGCACGCCTCAGGAGACCGGCCTTCATGCAAGCGGCAGATGATCCTCACCTTCGTCTGCTACATGGTCCCCGGCCTGTGCGTATACGACCTTGTGACTTCGGGCTGGCGGTCGATCGAGAACACGCTGGCCTTCCTGGACACGCTTGAAAGCCTGTTCGGCAGGATAGACGGGCTCCCGCTGAAGATGTACCGGGAGCCCTACGACACGACCCGCACGGACAAGGACGGCAAGCGCAAGAAGCAGGTCCACCACTGCATCCGCTTGGACCTCGAGGCTTCGCTCCTGGACGTCAAGCGGCTCCAGTTGGGCGGCGGGGCACAGATGGAACTCCCGCCGGCGCCGGTCGAATGTGCCGACGATATGTATCCCAAGTCGCTCCAGACCGAAGAGGCCGCTGCCCTGCCTCCAGGTGTCATCGTGGACACGGAGACGGGGGAGATCGTCTCTCCACCCCTGGCCGCGGTCCCCGACACCCCCGACGTCCTCGAGGGGTACGACGACGACCCGGTCTACCAGCTGGCGAAGGGCGGCATGGACATCCTTGACCTCGACAGGGCCGAGCGCCTCGAGCTCCTCTACAAATACCGCGACGACGCCGACGGCCTGTGCCACCACATCGGTGCCGTCATCGACAGCCAGCTGGTGGAGATCCCGCAGAAGCCCGAGCCCAACCCGGTGAAGCCAGCCCGGGCCCGCAAGCCGCAGGAGCCCGCGATCGAGGGGCCCGCCAAGCCACAGGGGAGGTACGGATTCTAATGGGAACACCTTACAGCTACAGCCGCCTGTCCGCCTACCAGAACTGCCCCCGTTTCTACAAGGCCCGCTACATCGAGAAGCGGCCGGAGGCCCCCTCTGAGGCCCTCGAGCGGGGCAAGGCCGTCCACGAGGCGATCGCGGAATACACGAAGTACTGTTTGCACAACGGCCTGCAGACCGACCTCGAGTTCCTCCGCGAGTACCCCGGCACCGACGAGGTCAGGGAGATACTGTCGACCTTCGCGGACACGCACATGATCGAGCCCGGCAACTACACCTTCGAGGAGATGTGGAAGCTGGAGATGAGCCCGCACCCCTGGACCTGGTGGGGCGTAATAGACCTGCTCGAGGACAAGGGCGAGCTCCTGGTGATCGTCGATTATAAAACCGATCATCAGCTGCGCTCGCAGACCGATGTCGACAAGGATCCTCAGCTCAAGTACTACGCCTGGATGGCCGCGACCAAGTTTCCACGAGCCCAGGAGATCATCTGCGGCATCGACTTTGTGCGCCACGGCGTCCTCAGGCAGACAACCTACACCCGCGACGACATACCGGCGATCGAGAAGCAGATCATCTCGCAGATCCAGGAGATGGAGGCCGACCGACAGTACCAGGCGGTGCCGGGTTCGGCCTGCGGTTACTGCTCCTACACCTCCGACTGCCCGGCTGTCCTTGCCGGCAACGTCGACATCGTCTCGACCGATGACGAGGCAGGTCAGGCCGCCGCGCAGCTGATCGCGCTCAAGGCCCGCGTCAAGTCCCTCGAGGACCTGCTGAAGCCCTGGGCCTCAGCCAATGGAGCCATCGAGGTCAACGGCATGGAGGTCGGGTTCTTCAAGGCAGAGTCCTTCGGCTACGAGACCTCCGACATCTTCACTTTCGCTCTTGAGAACGGCCTTGCCCCCGAAGACGTCCTGCAGCCGAACACGACGGCGCTCAAGAAGCTCGCCAAGAACCCCGACTATGCAGCCACCCTCGAGGCCATAGCCACCGACAAGTCCACCACGCGCTTCACGACGAGGAAGGTGAAGACATGAAGATAGACAGTCTCATCCTGGAGAGCATCACCAGTTACGCGGGGATGAAGGCCGACTTCCCGCACAAGATCTCTGTGATTCTCGGCCACAACGCCGCCGGCAAGACCACGCTCCTGGACGCGATCACGTACGCGCTCACCAAGTCCTGCGACCGTACCGACAAGGCCGGCAGGGGAGCAGAGAACATGATCCGCACCGGCGTCGCCAAGGACGGGCTCATCATGATGCAGGTCTCCAGCAACGGCGACGAGCCAATCAAACTGGCGCGCCCGATACCTGGTGAGCTCGCGATCGAGGGCCAGCACGGCAATACCACGCAGCTGCAGGCCAACCTGAACGACTACCTGGGCGTCGAGACGTCCGTCCTCTCAGCCGCCCTGTCGACCACGGCATTCATCGACATGAAGCCGAGCGAGCAGAAGAGCCTGCTGTTCGGGTTGCTGGGGCTGAACTTCGAGAGAGACGACGTCCTGCAGCGAATCCTGGTTGAGCTTCCCGGTCCTGTCGAAGAGATCAGCGCCGACGATCCCGTTGTTCGTTTGCTCACTGCTGCCCCCGCCAACCTCTTCACCGGCGAGGCCTCCACCTTCGACCTTCTCCACAAGCATTTCTACACCCTCCGCCGCGACTACAAGCGCGACCTCAAAGCCCTGGGCGAGCCCGAGCAGCAGAAGCTACCGGATGCCCCACCAACCGCCGAGATCGTGGAGCTGCTCGAGGACCTGCGGGGGCAGCGGGCAGCCCTGATGGGCAAGAAGGACGCGGGGCAAGCAGCGGTTGCCATGCGCGACAGGTTAGGCAGCGAACTCCAGGAATTGCGCGCACGGCTCGATATCGCTGGGGACCCGGAGGCGGCGCAAGCGGAACTCAAAGGCCTTGACGACGACTACTACCAGAAGGCGCAAGTAGCCCATGACTTAGGCGTCGAGGTGCGCGCACTCCAGGAAGCGATCGACGCTTTCGAAGACGATACGGACGGCTACGCATGCCCCGTCGGTACCGATGCTGGCGTGGAAGTCCAGTGTGGCATGACCGCGGCCAAGCGCAAGAAGGTCATCGACGAACTGAAAGACAAGGTCTCTGGGCTCAACGATGAAATCGCACTGATAGACGTGCAGATGAAACCCCTTGCCGAGAAGATCAGCGGACTCAAGGAGGAAGCTGCCAAGCCCTCCCGCGCCCACCTCGAGGCAGAGATCGACAGGAAGTTTCACGAAGTCGGAGAGCTTCCGCCGCCCGTCCTCGAGGGTGACGATATTTCTTCCGAGATCGCCACGCTCACCGACCGCATAGCCAACGGTGAGCAGGTCCTGGCCTCGGCCAACCGCGAGGAAGGGGCACGACAGGAGCGTGAGAAGCAGCAGCAGAAGCGCGCGGGACTCGAGCAGACCGTCGAGGTCCTCGAGGCCCTGGTCGACGTCCTCTCCCCGTCGGGACTGCCGGGCAAGATCCTCTCGCAGACCATCGGGCCGATCGAGCAGCGGGCGAACGAGAGGCTCCAGGAGCTCACGGGGGGCCGCTACTCCCTCCACCTGGTACTTGACCCCGACTTCGCCATCCTCGTCGACCACGACGGCGTGACCACGGACCTGAAGCGGCTGTCCTCTAGCGAGCGGTTCCGCGTGGGGCTCATCCTCCAAGAGGCGCTTGTGCACCTCTCGGGGCTGCGCTTCATGATCGTCGACAACCTCGACATCCTGGACGCCCACAACCGCGACCTGGCTATGGACGCCCTGGTTGCGATGGCTCCTGAGCTCGACCAGGTGATCGTGCTAGCGACCATCGGACCCGGTGGCGCACACCCTCTGAACCCGCCTATCGACGACGTGGCTCTCTACCTGCTCGAGGACGGGCAGCTGCGGGAGGTGGAGTAGATGGCTGGCTGGTCAGAAGGTAGCTGGGTATCGGGGAAAGCCAAGGGCGACACGGAGCCAGACAAGGTTCACATCTGCGACAAGTCCTACCTCGGTGGCCTTGGTGGCAAGACGGCTTGCGGCCTCACCCTCGACCCCTACTTCTGGATATTCATCGAGCGGCACATGCAGGAATTCGTCGTGCTCGAGAAGTGCCCTGGGTGCTTCGGCTTCCCAGACGAGAATTGCGAATCGGGCTGCGAGGCTCCAGTAATGCACCACGACTCTGACATGGTCCCGCTCTGCGACAAATGCTGGGCCGCGCTCCTGGAGTGCGTCGAGGTTGAAGATGCTGCGCTGCCTCCCTGCGAGTTTCGCAACATGGAAGACGGCGAGATTTACTGCCAACACAAGGAAGCGATCGAGGGGGCGACTCCCGAGGCGGAGTGCCGCGAGTGCATGGAGGTGGAGTAGGTGAAAACGGCAGACAACACGCAAGAGAACATCTGTCTGGTCTGCGCGGCGGGGCCATATTCACCCGAATGCGGAGGCGAGGAACTGGTGTTCGGTGACGGCTACGGGAATGACAACATCATCGGCTGTGATGCTTTCGAGGCAGCAGGCGGCGTTCCCGACGGAGGTTGGGCAGGGGAGGTGGAGTAGATGGAGTGTCCCCTGACGAAGGCGGCCGTCATCACAGCAGCGGGCACGGACCCCGGGGCGCTGGTAGGGATGCTCGAGCGCGGGCTTGCCGATTGCACCGCAACCTGTGCCTGGTGGGCGGGAGCGGGAACGCCTGGTTACGGCGACTGCGCGATCACTCACCTGGGCTACGAGGCGTCTCTCAAGCGCCACGAGAGGGAGGCCTCCAAGTGACCACCCCTCTCACCCCCGCCGAGCGCCACATACTCGAGCTCACCAACAGGGGCTACGAGGACGCCGCGATCGCACAGACCTTCGGGCTTCGCATCGCCGACATGAGGGCGATGAGAGACGCGGCTGAGAAGAAGCTGGAGAACGTCCCGGCACAGAGGGAGGAATATTGGGACCGCTAGTAGGTTGCATCCACTACACAAGCGAGCACCGCACATTCGACTACCCCGGCAGCGAGGGGTGTGACAAGGACCAGGACTTCGAGGACTGCGGCCCCGACTGCCCGGGCTACGAGGAGCCGATGGACCCCGCGAACGAATCGAGGGCGATATGAAAAAGCGGACACTCGAGAAGCTCTGCAGTGAGTTCATCCTGAAGACATTCCCCCTGATCGCTGACCTCGAGCAGCGGGTGGCGCGTCTGGAGACGCTGGATGACCAGCTGGCGCGCGATGTCCTGCAACTGAAGGATAACCCTATCCACCCCCGGAGTGGCGGGATACGCCGCTTCGACCAGGAGGGCCGATGACCATCAATGACCTCTGCCCCGGGTTCGACCGGCAGCCGCTGTCCAGTCAGCTGACCGAAGTGCTCCGCCGCGCCCGAGCCTGTCATGCGAACGTCGAGATCATCGCCGACCCACGCTTGATCGGCAAGCTGGGCGACTACCTGGACCTGGGAATAGAGATAGCGGACAAGATGGCCGGGGCGGGGAGCTTATCCCCGAGTTGCCACGAGCTACGCAACCCCGCTCCGGTTTCCCCTGAGGAGGCGGCGTGAACTTCTCTACCCTCGAGGTGGGTTGGGCGCGCCGGGTCCGCTGCGAACCCTGCCAGGAAGTGAGCCTGCGCCGGCGCAACAGGGTGAACAGACGCCGAGAAAGGGCGCGACTGGTATGACCTGCTCTGATTGCCCCCACGACTGCTATATCGAGTGCTCGGAGTTCCACGGCTACTGCCTGAACCTCCTGCGCTTCGTGGTGGCCTCGAGCAGCTGCGAGACGGAAGAGGAGGCGGGTTGACGGACGCCGAGCTCCCTGAAAAATCTGTCATCCTCGTGGCTTACCTCAGCCGCCACCCCGGGAAGTCCTTCACCGCCGCGGACCTGATGGACGTCCTGAACCTCTCGAACGACAGGGACCTCAGAGACGTCGTGCGCTACGCCAGGTTGAAGTTGCGAGAGCCGGTCATCTCCACGTTCAGCGGCCAGTACCGCTGGCCTGAGGGCTCCGACGACGACGAGGCGGATCACTGCATCAAGCAGAAGCGCGCGGTGGCCAGGGACGCCTTCGCGGTGGCTGATGCTATAGAGGACGGGATGAAGCGGCGGTTCCCTGCGGAGCCGGTGCAGCTGAACCTCCTGGAAGGAGTGGCATGAGAATCCAGAGACGCGACGGTGGTTCTACCCACCACGGACACCGGCAAAAAAAGCGCGGAGGGTACACGCTGACCTGCAAACGCGACAGGCTAGTGCCGTTTTCGGTGTTCAAGCGAACGAAACGGGCCATTGACTGCCCGATTTGCATGGAGTACCTCGCTTTCAAGAGGTCAGAGAAGCAGATCGGGGGGGACAGTGGCTAAAAGACGCATGCTCGACCAGCGTATCGCCAGGAGCGGCAAGCTCAGCGACGTCTCATTTGCGGCCGAGTGTATCTGGTATCGCATCCTGCCCCACGTTGATGATGCAGGCAACCTGCCGGCGGACGTCGAGGAGCTCCGGGCGACGATCATTCCCTTGGGCAAGAAGGGGAAACAGGTTTCCTTCAAGCATTTGGAAGGTTATATCGCCGAACTTGAGCACGTAGGGCTGATACAGAGGTACCAGGCGGACAGCAAGCCGTTCCTTCACTTCTCCCGGTTCCTTGATTTCCAGACGCTCCGGAAGGACCGTGGCCTGACTATCGAGTGGCCTGAACCCCCCGATGACATACCAGTGACAACCACTGGTTTACCACCGGCAACCAGTGACAACCCAGTGGTTTACCGTGACATGCTCGCGCGCGCCCGAGAACTGAACGGAACTGAACTGAACTTAAAGAAAGACGCGCGCGAGCCTGACGATTGTGGAAATGTGGATAACCCGGAATGTGCACAAGTGCACGAAGGGGAAATCAAGGACCCGAAAATGAGAGCTGCCCTGGCAAGGCTGGCCGGCGATGCGATCAAGCCCGCCATGTCACCCCAGGAGATCGCGGAGATCCAGGACCAGACCGCGGCCGAGAGACGACGGGTATGACAGGCAACATGGAGGTTCCGAGATGCACTACCACGCCCGACCTACCGGCGAACCTGCCTCACGCGAGATGACGCAACGAGCGCGAGTGGCAATCACCAACATCGACTTGAGCACAGAGGGGGAGAGATGAAGACCTACACACAAGCA